TTTATGATTGTAGAACATGTTAGCGGTTTGTTAGAAGATGTAGAAGTAGAAATTAAGGGTATGAGAAACAACGCCGTCAATATAGAATTTTTAAAGAAAAGAACTGAGAAGTTAACTGAAGATGTAGAAAAAATAATTAGGAATGGAAATGGATCGAAACACTAGAAAAATATTACAATACATGGAGGACATGGAGAAGAAGGCAAAACAGATGAAGTTTATTAGAGATCTAAAAGTAGAGGTTGAAATAAACG